TGCTTTTGACGATTTCTTCGCCACTTTTTTTGCTTGGTTGGTCTGTATTTGCAGAAGATGAAAAGATGCAAGAGAAGATTGACTTGTATTTTCAAAAATTACAAGAAATGCCCTGGTGGATAGTTGGATTATGGGTTTCAGTAGTTGCAGCTATATATGGACTTAAGGCTACAGACGTAATAAATATGAATAAAGGCAAATAATCATTTGCTTTCCTCCTATAAATAATATATTAAACCTTTATGATTAAAGGCGACAGTATTGAATACGATCTATTAGCTAAATGGGCTGATTTTGATTGTAATGGATATTATTCTTGTGAGATTGGAGTTCGTGATGGTATGGGCTCTAAAACTATAATGGATAATATTAAAAATAATTATATGCATATTGGTGTCGATCCATATGCTAATCTAAGATATCAGCATTATGATAATAGTCACTCTTATACAGCTGACTATACAGATGAAATGAGAGATACGATGCTAAACGATTTAAAAGAATATCGTAACAACGGTAAATTTCATTTAGCTAATATGCCTGATACAAGTTTTATGACTTCGGCTATGTATTATGACAATGTATTTGCATTTGTTCATTTTGATGGCCCACATATGACTAAAGATGTAATTACAGAAGCGGTGTGGTTTGCAAACAAATCTGCACCTCATACAAGATTTGTATTTGACGATTATCATCATTATAAAATGGATCAAATAGCTTTAATATTAGGCAATTGGAATTTTAAAACTATTGAAGCTGGCAGAAATAAAATTATGTTAGAGAAGAAATAATGGATATTGATCATCAAACAGTTAGGCGAGTGGCCATTAAACGTATAGATTCGTTAAAAGAAACATTAGTGTACTCCGTTGACAAAGTGGAACAACTTCACTATATTAGAGGACAGGTCAAGGGCATAGAGTCCTTGCTACAGGATCTAAAAGACCTGCAAGATAAACAGGAGCAACTAAATGACAAAGAACTTAGAGACTTCGACAGAAGTACCTAAAAGAACCGAAGCATTACTTAATGCTTACAAATCCAAAGAAGAACTAGAAACTGTATTAGATACGAAAACTATCGAACAAGATGTAAATCTATTAGATAAACTTCCTACTCCTACAGGCTATCGTATTTTAGTGTTACCGTACGCGGGACCTAAAAAAACGAAAGGTGGTGTATATCTTTCGGATAAAACCCAAGCAACAATACAGATGACAACCGTATGTGCATACGTATTGAAGGTTGGTGATCTTGCTTACAAAGACAAAGAAAAATTTCCTAATGGGCCTTGGTGTAACAAAGGTGATTGGGTAATTTTTGGTCGTTACGCTGGAGCAAGATTTAAAATAGAAGGCGGAGAAGTTCGTATTCTTAATGATGACGAGATAATCGCTAGAATTAAAAACCCAGAGGATATCTTGCACGCATATTAAACACATACGCAAAAAACAGGAGCTAAAATGGACATACAAGAAAACAAAAAGTCACCTGACGTAGAATTAGATACAGATGGTGTACAAGAACAATTAGTAGAAGTTGAAGAACAAAAAGTTGAATCTACTGAACCTGAACTACCAAGAGAAGAAGTTGATCTAGGTTATACAGAACCTAAACCAGCAGGTATTGAAGGTATACAAATTGAACAGACAGAAGAAAAACAAGAAGCTAAAAAAACTGCTGTAGAATCAGAAGATGATTTAGCTGGTTATTCCGACTCTGTTAAAAAAAGAATTGATAAACTAACTAGAAGATACAGAGAAGCAGAAAGAAGAGAAAAAGCTGCTTTAGATTTTGCTAAAGGATTGCAAAAGAAAGTTGATGACATCAACTCAAGATTTAGCAAAACTAGTAAAAGTTATGTTGAGCAATATTCAGCAAGAGTTACTGCAGAACAAGAGAAAGCAAAAAGCGCTTTAAGAGATGCTATTGCAGAACAAGATGCAGACAAGATAGCGGAAGCTAACTCAAGAATGGCTCAATTAGCTGTTGAGGCTGAAAAAGCAAAAATGTCAGCTGCTGAATTAGAAGAAAGAGAAGTTTATGCAAAACAGCAAAAACCTCAACAAACTCAAGCACCTCAGAATCCTACTTACCCTGAACCTTCTTCAAAAGCTAGAAGTTGGGCTGAGAAGAACGAATGGTTCGGTAGCGATAGAATTATGACCAGTGCTGCATTTCAAACGCACCAAGATCTAATAGACCAGGGGTTTGACGCAGAGAGTGATGAGTATTATAATGAAATTGATAAAGTTATGAAGGATAATTTTCCTCATAAATTTGGTCAAAAACAGGAGCAAAAGAAACCCGTCCAGACTGTTGCTTCTGCCCAAAGAAACCAAAACGGACGCAAAAGTGTGAAACTCACCAAGTCACAAATAGTTATCGCTAAAAAACTAGGGGTGCCACTAGAGGAGTACGCAAAATACGTGAAGGAGAATACAAATGGATAATAAAATAAGAACCTCACGCGAGTCAGACACTAGAAAGACGGAAACTAGAAAAAGTGTATGGACTCCACCATCAAGTTTGGATGCACCACCTGCACCACAAGGGTTCGCTCATAGATGGGTAAGAACTGCAGTGGCTGGGTTTGAGGATACAGCTAATGTAACTAAAAAACTTAGAGAAGGTTGGGAATTTGTTAGAGCAGAAGAAATTAAAAATTCTCCTGAGATCAACAAATATCCAATTATCAAACAGGGACAATATGAAGGTTGCATCGGGATTGGAGGCCTTGTGTTGGCAAGGATACCTGAAGAGATATTGAAGTCACGTGCTGAGTATTTTGAAAGAATTACTCAAGATCAAATGAACGCGGTTGACAACGATCTAATGAAGGAACAACGACCTGAAATGCCGATCAATATTGATAGGCAAAGTAGAGTTACCTTTGGTGGTAGACGTAAAAACTAATTATTTAGTGATACCTATACCCACATTAAGTAGCTCTTAATTGTATAAACAAAACGGAGTAAAAACATATGGCAAACGTAAGTGAAAAGTTCGGTCTAAGACCGTACAGAAAACTAGACGGTACACCATTAGCAGGCGCTCAAAACAGATATACAGTTAAGGCAAATTATGGTACTGCAATTTTCCAAGGAGATTTGGTTATTCCAACTTCTACTGGAAACATTGAGAGATTTGTCTATAACACAACGTATGCTGTAGTGGGTGTATTTAATGGAGTATTCTACACAGACCCTACGACTCAAAAGCCTACTTGGAGAAACTACTACCCTGGTTCAATTAACGCAAGCGACATTACTGCTTTCGTTGTTGATGATCCAGATGCAGTTTTCCTAATAGATGCTGACGAGACATTCGCAAGAACGGGTCTATTTAATAACTACAGTGTTACAAATACAACTGGTGTTACGCAAACTGGTATATCTAAAGTTCAGTTAGACACAAGTACAGCAGGAACTGCTACTACTTTTGTGATTCAAGCGATTGATATTTCGCAAGATCCTGATAACTCAGATACATCAGCAGCTAATGGCAATGTATTAGTAAGAATCAATAACCACTTCTTCAAAAGTGGTACAACAGGCAAATAATAAAGGAGATAAATTATGGCTATATCACGATCACAGCTAGTTAAAGAACTAGAGCCAGGTTTGAATGCTTTATTCGGCCTGGAATATAATAGATATGAAAATCAGCACGCTGAAATTTTTATGTCTGAAACATCTGACAGAGCTTTTGAAGAAGAAGTAATGTTAAGCGGTTTCGCTTCAGCACCAACTAAACAAGAGGGTGCGGGAGTAGTGTTCGATCAAGCAGGTGAAACTTTCACAGCTAGATACACACACGAAACTATTGCTTTAGCATTTTCTATTACTGAAGAAGCTATCGAAGATAACCTGTATGACAGATTAGCTGCAAGATACACAAGAGCTCTTGCAAGATCTATGTCAAACACTAAACAAGTCAAAGCTGCATCTGTGCTTAACAACGCTCAGAAAACTTCTGGCTTCAATGGAGGTGACGGAGTTTCATTAATTAACTCTTCACACCCACTTGCAACTGGTGGTACTTTCTCGAACGTACTAGCTACAGCTGCTGACTTAAACGAAACATCATTGGAACAATCTTTGATTGACATTGCAAGTTTCGTTGATGAGAGAGGTTTAAAAATTGCTCTTTCTGGTAGAAAAATGATAATTCCAAAAGAATTACAATTCACTGCTGAAAGACTGATGAAGTCTCCTCAAAGAGTTGGTACTGCAGACAATGACATCAACGCAATAGTTAATATGGGTATGGTACCTGAAGGTTACAGAGTTAATAACTTCTTAACTGACACAGACTCATACTTCATTATGACTGATGCTCCTAACGGTTTTAAACACTTCGTAAGAAGTCCAGTTAAAACTGCGATGGAAGGTGACTTTGATACAGGTAACGTTAGATTCAAAGCTAGAGAAAGATACAGCTTCGGTTGGTCTGACCCTAGATGTGTGTTTGGTAACGGTAATTTACCAACATAATACTAACTTATAAGTATTAAATTTAAGGGCGGTCTTTATGGCCGCCCTTTTTTTGTGTATAATAAAAACACCTAGAAATTAATTTAATTTTGTAGACTGGCTAGGCAGACGGTATAGAGACTACAAAGTTTAACCGCTATACAAGGAGAAACTATTATGGCAACAACTAACTTTTCTGGTCCGATAACGGCTGGTCAAATAAGAAACACAACAGGAACTACGCTTGGTGAAAATATAAAAAATATTGGTCAAGTTTTAATGTCTCAATCAGTAAAGGTTGATATCACTGGTGCTTCGCACTTAAATCAAGTTTGTGCAGTAATTCCAGCAAACTCACAAATAGTAGACGTTATTCTTAACGTAACTACAGCTAACGATGACACAACAGCATCTACTGTTTCAGTAGGGACTGAAGCTGACGCTGATGCATTTATTAATGCACAAAGTGTTCAAGCATTAGCAACTACGCATGGTACTTTAGATACAGAAGCAACTAATGTTGGTACAACTGATATTCAAGTATTAGCAGATTTCACGGCTACTGATGGCGATGGAACTACGGGTGTAGGTACAGTTACTGTTTTATACATGCAGAATAATTCTGTTCAAGACGCAGTAGATTTATAATAATAAACTAGTGGCTCCTTCGGGAGCCACAACTAAAGGATTTTATGGGCTTTAAGTCTGATATACAAGCAACCAACGTATCACTTTCAATGACTGGAAGAAATGCTGATGGTGACTTAGCAACAACATTAGATGGAGCTTTAACAGCTGCGTCTACCTCTGTTGTCGTAG